AACAGCATCGGGGCGCGCGGCGTCTGTGACCACTTGACCCTTGTCTAAGCGAGCGCAAGCGAGCACTAAGAAAGGTACGCAATGAATATCAACGAAGTCCTGTCAAGCAGCCAACAAGTGATGGCCTTAGAATTAGCCGTCAGATCTCTCGCTGGTGGGGATGCTGCAATTGAGAATGCTGTGGCTCTGCTGGCTGAAGAAACCAGTGAGTCTGCAAGTTGAAACACGAGCATGATCAGTTACTGATCGTGCAAAAGTATGAATCCTTTGTGAACTACTTCTACCCTGTGGCACAGAACATCCCAAGGGCGCATGGAGTAGTTCGGCAAATGTTCGTCACTGACATGTTGGGCCAAGTCAACCTGTTCATTCAGGCTGGGAAAAATAATCAGGTCAGCAGGTTGTATGCAGCCGACGCTGGCTTGGCTCAGATGCGTTACTGGCTGAGGTTTATGTCAGATGGCAATAGGGGACTTATCACTATCCGTCAGCACCAAGTTGGTGACGTGATGCTCTCAGAAGTAGGGAAAATACTAGGTTCCTGGATCAAGCGAAAGCAGGATTCAGGGAGGGTGTGATTGGGCACGCTGTGATACTCGGCGGGAACTGGAACGAAGCCGCGAACTCCGGTTCACGGACGTCGAACTGGAACAACTCTCCGACGAACTCGAACAACAACATCGGGGCGCGCGGCGTCTGTGACAGAAAGATTGTCGCTCTGTTGTCGATGGGCAACAGGCCGACCATTTAAGTGGTCAGCCGATCACACCTGCTTCGGCAAACACATTGCAGGGGTCGGCCATAAGGGGGAGTAGCAACATGATTGTGAAAGCCCTAGGCCGCGCCTGAAATGGGTACGAAGCACCGCAACCTCTATCACGACATGGTCAGCCTTGAGAGCCTGAATCATGCCTTTATTCGCGCTAGTGAGGGAAAGAAAGCAAGCCACGGATTCCTCGTATTTAATGAACACGCTCAAGCAAGAATCGTTGCACTCCATGTTGCTCTGGCTGAGCAAAGATGGAAGCCAGATCCACTGCGTAAGTTCACTGTATTTGAGCCAAAGAAAAGAGAGATCGGCGCACCAACATTCTCTGACCGAGTGGTGCATCACGCACTGGTGAGCAAAGTTGACCCAATCTTTGATAAGACGTTCCTGCCCTGGTCATTTGCCTGTCGCAACGGCAAGGGAACTCACGCTGGTGTGGCTTTCGTTCAGTCGCAACTTCGCAAGAACGGATTCACGCACTTCCTGAAAACAGATTTTCGCAGCTACTTTCCCAGCATTGACCGCGAGGTTCTTCACCAACAATTCGCTCGCAAGATTAGTGACCCAAAGGTTCTTGAACTACTCAATCGGATCATTCCCGCAACTGGCAAAGGAGTCCCTATTGGGGCGCTGACCAGTCAACTTGCGGCCAACGTGTACGGCAACATGCTTGACCAGTATCTTCACCATGAACTCAAGGTGACCTTCGCCCGATACATGGATGATGTGGTTGTTCTGGGAAATGATCCCGCTGCGCTTCGTGAAGTCAAAATTGCCATTGAGGAATTCGGCAGGACTCACATGCACTTGGAGATCAGTCGCTGGCATGCATCACCAATCAGTCGCGGAATTAACTTTCTTGGCTATCGGATCTGGCCCACGCACAAACTTCTGCGCAAGAGTTCGGTGACCAGAGCCAAACGCAAGATCAAAACCTTCACCGAAGAGAACGATCTAGAATCATTGACCCAATTTGTGGGATCTTGGAAAGGACATGCCGCCATGGCTGACTCAGCAAACTTAAGACGCTGGCTGAACAGGGAGTATCACGTTGCTCAATCCTTGAGAATGGTTCAGCTACAACCACGACCAACGCGCTCATCCATGCTCAGCGACCTAATTGGCGTTCAACCATGAGCGACATCGTTATCCCAGCCGGTGACATGTACGCCTTGCTGCAAAAAGTAGATCGGAACCTGACTGTGGTGATGGGTAAAGTGGATTCACTGGTTGAATCGGCAACTGACCATGAGACGCGCATCCGCACGTTAGAATCTGAAGTCTCCCTTGATACGAGCCTTGCTGAGGTGACGAAGGATGTTGCTGAATTGACAAAGCAAATGCAGACGTTGCAACGCATCGTGTGGGGTATCCCTGCAAGCATGTTGATTGCTTTTGCTGCTGTTGCTGTTGCTGTCCTGCGCGGCGTTTGACCTGTAAAGTTTTTGTCAGAAACCTTACATGTTTTCGTGACGTGTTAAGTTTTAGCCAGAAACCTTACATGTTTTTCTGATAGGTAAGGTTTGTATAACTCCACTTATCATTACCTCTTGTGCCACAACCGTACCGTTAATGGTATTTATTTGACATAACATGGAATAACTGACTCGTTATTCCACATTAACTAGCCACCTTCGGGTGGCTTTTTGTATGAAAGGAAACATTATGCCCAACATTTCAACGCAGTGGCGTAAATACCTGTACGGTATTAGTGCCGCAACCATCCCTGTTCTTACTATTCTCGGGTACATTTCGGATGAACTCGCTGTCACTCTGGTTGCTATGGCTAACGCCATATTCATTGGTGGTTTAGCGTTTACTAACACCCACCCTGAGGTTGAAGCGTGACACCCCCGTGGAAACTGGTTGCCGGTGGCGTGACCCTTCGCGCACAAATGGATGCACGTTTCCCCGGTAGGGACAAGACCCTCGATGGGGCCAAGGGTGATTTTGCTCACTCACAACGGAAATCCGACCACAATCCTGACTCTAAAGGATGGGTTCACGCCCTCGATTTGGACGCTAACTTTGGTAAGTCTGGTAGTTGGCGCAGGTCGCGCAACGCGAAGAACCTTACCAAGCAACTCGTTCAGTATGCCGCTTCCGGTTTGCCCGGTAGTGACCGCGTGAAATATGTGGTGCATCGTGGGCAACTTGCCAGTGGAACGTATCGCAGTAAGTGGTGGGTGTTACGTGGTAAAGGGTACGGGCATTGGGGTCACGTGCATATTTCGTTTACTGCCGCTGCACAAAAGAACGGTGCGTTGTGGCCGCTACCTATTCTTGGTAAGACGTTGAAGACGCGACGTGCGTGGGCAAAGAACCTTCGGGATGCTTGACGTTAAGTGTGACCAGTGTACGTGTAAACAGTGTAAGAACTCTACAAACTAGGGAGCGTAATGCCAGTAGATATTTCTGATGGTGTCGTAGAGGATCTTGGTTCTTCCTTGCTCGCACAAGTTAACGCGGCAACCCCAGATTTTATATCGTGGGACTGCAACATTGCTGGTCTAAAGTTTTTGTTTGGGTTCAGTCGCTCGTACCCGTTGCAACGCGAAACGGCACCGTTTCGTAGGGAACGTGTAGATAACGAACGTAACCCCGGTGAGCAGTCTCTTGATTCTGGTTACTGGATCAGGTCGCAGTCTTCGTGGCATTTTGGTAGCGGTCTTCTTACTGCTGAACCGTTAGAGGTTTCAGCGGAAGAGGCACAGTTCAGGTATAACCGTGGCGGTGGGGTTAACCCTTGGCAGGCAGGTGTTCTTTCTTTATTGAAGGACACAAGTAACGTGTATTCTTCTGACGGTGCCAGTCAACTGATGCTGGGTGTGGGTACGGGTGTTCTTCACGCAACCGGCAACGTGTTGAAGCATATCGCTAACGACAACACTGCAACCACAATAACGTGGGGTAGCACGGAAGACATTCAATCTATTACCACTGACGGTTTGTCGTGGTTTCTCACTACCACTGTTGGTTTGTACAAGGGTGCGTTGCCTTCGGGTGCTGGCGCAAAGATTTACGACGCTAAGGCTAGTACTGCCCGTAGTCTTGTGCGTTGGGTTAAGTCCCGTCTGGTTTACGTGTGCGACAATGAGGTGCATGAGGTGACTGACTTGTCACCCGCCAGTGTTGTTCACCCACCTGTTTTCTACACTCACCCTAGCACCGACTGGGTGTGGAATGACGTGTCTGAAGGGCCAACGAGTATCTACTTGTCTGGCTACGCCAACGACGTGTCTTCTAT